CACGCTCACCAGTGTCACAGAGGGCGGCAACGCCATGAGGGTGACCATCCTCAAATAACCAGTTACCGCAGGGCAGGCTCTCCGCACACGCGACCTACACACTTGGAGCCTAGCCCCTGCGACCCGATAGGAGAGATACCCATGAGTGATCAAAGCCCAACCCTGAACACCTTCATGCAAGCGCTGGCCAGGGGCATTGCGGAGCGTGCCGAAATAGAGGTGGCAAGCGTGCTTGACAAGCTTGATTTGGTGAGCAAAGGCGTTGAAGAGGTGTCCAATGTTTACCATCTTCAACCCCTATGGTTTGGATTTCGGGAGCAGGTCGAGAACGAGGTGCGCAAGCGTGCAGAGCAGCGCATCACCAAAGAGATTGCGTCCAAGCTGGTAATCGATGACAACACCAAGTCATGAACAGACGCCAACACAAGCGACGCATCTACAAGCGCATGGGTCATCAATTCGCCTGCTACCCGTTCGGAGGTAGCGTCAAGGGGCTGTTGAGGTTCTACCGTGGGCTGCATGAAGTGCTGAGAGCGCTCTACGAAAACCCAGAACAGGCGCGAGCTATCTATGGGACTAAAGACACTCAAGCCCAGGCTTCAGGCTCACACCAGTAGCAGGCTGGCAACCCTCAAGACGCAGACCCCAGTCCAGAAGGCGCGCACTCGCGGCCGGGCATGGATGGAGATTCGCAAGCAGGTGTTCACCCGTGACCAAGGAGCCTGCGCAGTATGTGGCCGGGTCAGCCTCTCCAATGAGGTGGACCACGAGATTGCCCTGATGCACGGTGGGACTGACGACCTGTCGAACCTTCGATTGCTGTGCCAGGAGCACCACCGGGAAAAGAGCGCCCAGGAGCTGCGGAAGAAGAGAGGGTGGCTCACCCATCAACCCCGAGATGATCGCGCCTCCTAGGCTGGCCTAGAGGGGAGGGGGTGGGTGAAAGTTCAGAGGGCGAAGGGCTGGAAACGCCCCGTTTCTCTCACGCGTAGATTATTTCCCCTATTTCAACAAGGAATCAGCAAATGGCGGGTGTCAAAGGAAAGAGCGGCGGCCCCCGCGCCAATGCTGGCGGGGCTCGGCCAAACGCAGGGCGGCCCAGGAAACCAAAGCCTGAGCCGGTTGTTATTGCAACCCCAAAAGACGATGCGGATATGTTGGAGCTGCTGAAAAGCATTGCGCTCGGGCATATCGATGCGACACAGATTCAAGTCCGGGCCGCCATCGCTGCCGTGCAGTACACGCACATGAAAAAGGCGGATGGCGGAAAGAAGGAAGAGAAGGCCAGGTTGGCAGAGGTGGCGGCGGTTGGTTTTCAGTCAACCCCGCCTCCTAAGCTGGTGGCCAACGGAGGCAAGAAGGTGTAAATATGGAATGGACTACCGCCTGCATCGACTGGGAGGAACGGTTGGTGCAGGGGAAGTCCATCATTCCCCCGCCGATCTTCGCGGACCAGGCCGCCGAAGCGCTGCACGTTTTCAAGCAGCTGCATATTGTTGATGCGCCGGGCTCCCCGACCTTTGGCGAATGCTGCGATCAATGGGTCTTCGACTATGTCGCGGCGATCTTTGGCTCTTATGACGCAGAGACGGGTAGGCGGTTGATCCGAGAAAGCCTGTTGCTCATCCCGAAGAAAAATAGCAAGAGCACCATTGCTGCCGGCATCATGCTGACAGCGCTAATTCTGAGTTGGCGTGTCTCCGATGAGCTGATCATCCTGGCGCCAACCAAGGAAATCGCACTGAACGCTTTTAAGCCGGTGCAGGACATGATCAAGTTTGATCCACGGCTGGATGCCTTGTTCCAGGTTCAGGATCACATTAAGACGGTGACGCACAAGACCAAGGGCTCTACGCTCAAGGTGGTGGCGGCTGACTCTGACACTGTAGGGGGCAAGAAGGCTAGTTGGGTGCTCGTCGACGAGGAATGGCTGTTTGGCAAGAACAGCCGAGCAGATTCCATGTTTCGCGAGGCCAAAGGCGGCCTAACCAGCCGTCCAGAGGGCATCTTTATCAAGCTGTCCACCCAGTCTGATGAGCCGCCTGCAGGCGTTTTCCTGGGAGACCTACAGTACGCGCGCGATGTTCGTGACGGGGTGGTGGTCGACCCGGTTTACCTGCCGGTGTTGTACGAGTTCCCCCGCGCAATGATCGAGGCGAAAGACTATCTTAAGCCGGAGAACTTCAGGGTAGTCAATCCCAACCTTGGGTACAGCGTCGACAACGCTTACCTGGTCCGGGAGCTGAGGCAAGCGCAGGAAAAGGGCGAGCAGAGCCTGCGGGACTTCCTCGCCAAGCACCTGAATGTCGAAATCGGCATGAACCTGCGGTCTGACCGCTGGGCTGGGGCTGACTTCTGGGCGCAGAACGCCGACAAGGCTGTATCGCTAGATCACATCCTGGAGAACTGCGAGGTTGTCACCGTCGGTATCGACGGCGGCGGCCTGGACGATTTGCTGGGCCTGACGGTTCTTGGCAGGATGTCTGATGGTAAGTGGCTTACGTGGAGCCACGCATGGGCGCATCCTTCGGTGTTAGAGCGTCGCAAAGAGATTGCCCCGCGGCTGCAGGACTTTGCCAAAGATGGCGACTTAACAATGGTTTCCAGGGTTGGGGATGATCTTGTGGATGTGGTGGCGATCTGCGAGCAGGTCTATGACTCTGAAAAGTTGGACAAGATTGGTATCGACCCTGGCGGGATCGGTAGCATCTTGGACTCTCTGCAAGACACAGACATACCGCACGACCAAATCGTAGGTGTTGCTCAAAACTACAGGCTTTCCGGTGCGATTCAGACAACTGAGCGCAAGTTGGCTGGTGAAGTTTTGGCTTCCGCACCGTCAAACATGATGAATTGGTGCGTAAGCAATGCCAAAGTAGAGATACGCGGCAAGAACGTCTACATCACAAAGCAGGCAGCGGGCACGGCAAAGATCGACCCGCTGATGAGCCTGTTCAACGCAGCCTATCTGATGGCCGAGAACCCAGAAGCAAAGGGCGGCATTGACGACTGGCTTAGCGACCCTATACGGACGGGCAAAGCATGAAATCTAAAACAGGAGTCAGCCTGGCTGGCCGAGTGCGCGCCGCCGTGGATGGCTGGGTGCGCTCGTTCAGTCTGCGCGACAAGGATCTGTACGTAGATCGCGTCATGGATAGTGAAGCCGGGGTGGATGTCACCCCCAAAGCTGTCATGCAGGTGGATGCGGTTTGGAGCTGTGTCCGCCTCATCTCGGAGACGATTGCCACCCTTCCTCTTTCCATCCATGAGAAAACGTCGGCCGGTAAGCGTCTGGCCAGCCATCACCCGCTGCACTTCGTCATCCATGACCAACCCAATGCGGATTCGACCGCTTCGGTGTTCTGGGAGGCATTGGTGGCTTCCATGCTGCTGCGCGGCAATGGCCGGGCTGAAAAGCTCTATGTGGGCGACAAGCTGGTGGGCCTGGCCTTCCTCGACCCCAACAAGCTGGTGATAACCCGCGACATCAACGGCCGCAAGATTTACCAGTATCCACGGCCCGACGGTACGCCCCGGATCATCCCAGTCAGTCGGATCTGGAACATCCCCGGGTTTACCTTAGATGGCGAAACTGGCGTCTCGGTGATCTCCTACGGCGCCAAGGTGTTCGGCGCTGCCATGGCGGCCGAGCGCACCGCTGCGCGCACGTTCCGAAACGGCATGCTGCCCACCGTCTATTACAAGGTGGCCGCATTCCTCAAGCCGGACCAGCGGCGCATGTTCAAGACTGAGATTGCTGGCTCTGTGGAGCGTGGCGAATCTCCGGTTTTGGAAGGTGGGACGGATGTTGGCACGGTTGGAATCAACCCGGTTGACGCCCAACTGCTGGAATCTCGCTCGTTTTCGGTGGAGTCGATCTGTCGCTGGTTCCGCGTCCCACCCTGGATGGTCGGTCACACGGAGAAGTCCACAAGCTGGGGGACGGGGATCGAGCAGCAAATGATCGGGTTCCTTACCTTCACATTGACGCCATGGCTGCGCCGCATCGAGCAAGCCATCAACAAGGACTTGCTCACGCCTGGAGAGCGGACTCGCTTCTACGCCAAGTTCGCGGTGGAAGGCCTGCTGCGCGCTGACAGCGCCGGCCGGGCTGCTTTCTACGCGGCCATGGTGAACAACGGGATTCTGACCCGTGACGAGGTACGCGAGCTGGAAGACCGGGAGCCCATGGGCGGAAATGCTGCAGTGCTGACCGTGCAATCCGCCATGACCACGTTGGATGGCCTGGGCCAAGACGCTGGAGCAGATCAAGCAAATCAGGCCCGGGCCGCCGTTCGTGCATTCCTGGGCTTCGACGAAGAGCCAAAGAAAGGCTGACACATGAGCATCAAGAATTTACCGGTGGCCCCAACGGGCCGGCCGAGCGCAAGCGTGCGCAGCGAAATCCTGCCCCGCGCCATGGAGCGCTGGAGCCCCGAGGTGCGCGCAGCTGACCGGGACGAAGAGCGCTCCATCAGCATCTACGACGCCATCGGCTACGACCCATGGACCGGCGAGGGTGTGACTGCCAAACGCGTGGCCGCTGCGCTGCGCAGCCTTGGCAAGGGTCCTGTGACCGTGAACATCAACAGCCCCGGCGGCGACATGTTCGAGGGCCTGGCCATCTACAACCTCCTGCGAGAGCACGAGGGAGAGGTGAACGTCAAGGTTCTCGGCCTGGCCGCTTCTGCGGGCTCGGTAATCGCCATGGCGGGGGACACAGTGCAGATCGCCCGTGCGGGCTTCCTGATGATCCATAACGCCTGGGTTGTGGCGATGGGCAACCGCAACGATATGCGCGAGCTGGCCGCCTGGCTGGAGCCGTTCGACGCGGCCATGGCAGACATCTACTCCACCCGCACCGGCCTGGAATCTAAGGCGGTAGCCAAGCTGATGGACTCTGAGTCCTGGATTGGTGGCGCTGCAGCGGTGGAGCAAGGCTTTGCAGACGAGCTTCTGGCCTCTGACCAAGTTGGCAAAGGCAGCAGAGGTGCAAACGCATCGGCTGTTCGTCGCCTGGAAGCCGCGCTGCGGCACGGCGGCATGCCCAAGAGCGAGGCTGTACGCCTCATCAGCGAGTTTAAGTCCAGTGTGGGCGATCCCACTGGCAGCGGCGAGGGAGATCCCGCCGAGCGCGACCGCAAGGTTGACATCAGCGAAACAGCGGCGTTGGCCGCATCCCTCACCACTATCCTTTGAAAGGGCATCCCATGCCACAAATCGACGACGACATCAAGCAGATCAACGCCAGCCTGAAAACTGTTGGCGACCAGATCAAGACCCACGCCGAGACCGCTGCAAAGAATGCGGAACTCAGCGCCGAAACCCGCACCCAGGTGGACGCATTGCTGCTCAAGCAGGGCGAACTGCAGGCAAACCTGCAAAGCACCCAGCAGCTGCTGGCGAAGCTGGAAGCCAATGGCGCTGGCGGCGACGTTCAGCACCAAAGCCTCGGCCAACAGTTCGTCAACAACGACGACGTGAAGGCTTTCCTGGGCAAAACCACCCCTCGCGGTCGTGCTGACTTGACCGTCAAGGCCGCCATCACCAGCCTGACAACGGATGCGGACGGCTCATCCGGCGATCTGGTGCAAACCACCCGCCTGGCTGGCGTGCAAGCGCTGCCCCAGCGCCGCATGACGGTGCGTGACCTGCTGACCCCTGGCAACATGGACGGCAACGCGCTGGAGTACGTGAAGGAAACCGGCTTCACCAACAACGCCGGCATGGTGGAAGAAGGCGCCAAGAAGCCCGAGTCCAGCATCAAGTTTGACCTGGTCAGCACCACTGCCAAGGTGATCGCGCACTACATGAAGGCATCGCGCCAGATCCTGAGTGACGCTTCCCAACTGGCAAGCCTGATCGACGGCCGCCTGCGCTACGGCTTGGCGTTCAAGGAAGAGCAGCAGCTGCTGAACGGCGACGGCACCGGCCAAAACCTGCTGGGCATCATCCCGCAGGCCACGGCGTTCGCCGCGCCGTTCGACCCCGAAGGCACCGAGACGAACATCGACAACATCCGCCTGGCATTCCTGCAGGCTGAATTGGCCGAGTTCCCATCGACCGGTGTGGTGATGAACCCCATCGACTGGGCGCGCATCGAGCTGCTCAAGGACACCACGGGCCGCTACATCATCGGCAACCCTCAAGGTGTGCTGGGGGCCTCTCTGTGGAACCGTCCGGTGGTGACCACCCAGGCCATCGCTGCAGACAAGTTCCTGGCCGGCGCGTTCAAGCTGGGCGCGCAGGTGTTCGACCGCTGGCAAGCCCGCGTGGAAGTCGCCACCGAGAACGAAGATGACTTTGTGAAGAACATGGTCACGGTCCTGGCCGAAGAGCGTCTGGCTCTGGCTGTGTACCGTCCAGAAGCCTTCATCTACGGCGACTTCGGCAACATCACCTGATCGGCTGGGCCCGCTTCGGCGGGTCTGTCCTTTCCCACTGGGAGACAGCAATGCTTATCAAGTTCAAGAAGCCGGACCCGCGAGCCGGGATGACAGTGCGCATGGACAGCAGTCGCGGTCAGCAGCTGGTTGATGATGGCGCCGCCGACAAGGTGAGCGAGGCGGATGGAACCGTACTGGACGCCCAGCAAGAGCCCGCTTCGGCGGCTGTTGCCGAGCCCGAAGCATCCAAGCCAGCAGCGAAGAAAGCGACGCGGGGTACGAAGTGAGCCTGATCGACCTGCCAACCGCAAAGCTGCATCTGCGAGCGGATGGGTCTCATGAAGACGATCTGATCCAGCTCTACATCGATGCGGCCGAGTCCAACGCCATCAGCTTCCTCAATCGAAACGTGTATCCAACCCAAGCGGACCTGGATGCGGCGGCCGAACCAGTGGAAGCCTTGCCGATGGTTATCAACGCTGCTGTGCGTGCGGCCATCCTGCTGATCGTCGGCCACCTTTACGCCAACCGCGAAGAGAACGTGCAAGGTTCGGTGAGTAAGCTCCCCATGGGGGCGCACGCGCTGCTGTACCCGCACCGGGTCGGATTGGGGGTTTGACATGCTGACAGCCGGTCAACTACGCAACCGCGTCGAGTTTCTCCGCAAGACCCGGGTCAAGGATGCTGCTGGCCAGACGCTGGATGAATGGGTGTCTGTGGTCACGACCTGGGGCGATTTTCGCTACCAGTCGGGTCTGGCAACCATCAAATCGGATGCACAGGCCAGCATCGCCAAGGCATCGCTGAGGATTCGCTACCGGACAGACATCACCCCTGACATGGTGGTGCAGCTGGACGGGCAGAAATTCGACATCGATGCTGTTTTGCCGGACCGGGCGCAGCGCAAGTTCGTGGACCTGGTGCTAAAGGTGGCGCAATGAAGACCGAAATCCGCTTCGACACCGATGACCTCGTCAAGGAGCTGGAAAAGGCCGGTGACGAGATCGTCAAGCGCGCCGCGCCGACTGCTGCGCTCTACGGGGCCAAGGTGTTCTACCAAGCACTGCAGGCCGAAGTCCCCCGGTCCATCAAGGGGCACTGGTTTTCAATCCGTGGCAGCAAAAAGTACTGGTTTGAGCCGGGCAACCTGCTCAAGGCCATGTATGTGGGCTATGACAAGAAGGCCAGCAAGGACACGCTCAAGGTCTACAAGGTTGGCTGGGTCCACAAGGACGCTCCCTACGGCTACATGGTGGCGCGCGGCACAAAGCTGGAGACAGGCGGGGTGAAATCCCCGGCGAACCCCTTCATGCGCCGCACCTTCCAGAAGGCCAGTGCGGAGGCGGTCCAGGCCAGCGCGGATCGATTCATGGAAGTGGCAAAGGAGGTGCTGGATGGCCGTTGAGCAAACCCTGTACAGCCTTTTGACCACCGTCTGCCCCGATGTGTTTGCCGACTTTGCCGAGGAGCCACTGCCAAGCGGTGACTTCGTGGTGTACCAGCAGATTACGGGTGATGTGATCAACCCGATTGCTAATGACGTGCCCGACCTGCGCAACTCGCGCATGCAAATCACCGTCTGGAGCAAGAGCCGCATCCGTGCCAACAGCCTGTCCCGGCAGATTGAGGACCTTCTGCGCACCACCGAGCTTTTTCAGGCCAGGCCGGAGACTGCTCTGACCAACGACTTCGACGAGGAAGTGAAGCTGCGCGGCTCCCGCCAGGACTTCTCGATCTGGTGGAAGTGACCCCTTAAACCAACCGAATGCCGCCGCAAGGCGGTTTTTTTGTGCCCGACGAGGGCGAAACCGACCCGCTATGCGATTGCGCAGGCGGGTTTTTTCATTTCCGAAAGGCCCAAAAATGGCTTATGAAGTATCGACCGGCACCCGGTTCGCAATCTCGACGGGCTTTGGCGTTGCCGTGCCCGTCACCGCAATCACCAACGCAGCGCCGCCTGTGATCTCGGCTGCGGCCCATGGCTTGGCAGCCAAGGACCCCTTCCTGCTCAACACGGGTTGGGAAGACATGAACGACTCCATCCTTCGGGTTGGATCGGCAACGGCCGGAGCCATTACCCTGGAAGACGAGGACACCACCGATGTGATCCAGTTCCCTCCAGGCTCCAGCGCTGGCACGGTGAAGCCCATCACCGGCTGGACCGAGTTGCAGCAGGTCAGCGAAATCAGCCCCACGGGCGGCGAGCAGCAGTACGCGGAATTCAACCCACTGTCGCAGAAGTACGGGATCAAGATCCCCACGACTCGTTCTGCGATGAGCTGGGAACTGACGTTTGGCTGGGACCCCACCTTGCCGGGCTACAAGGCAGCTGTCCAAGCTTCCCGCGCCAACCGCTTGGTGGCCATCCGCATGGCACTGCCCAACGGTGGCTCGGTCAGCTACGCCTACGGCTACATCAGCGTGCAGGAAACCCCAGTGGTCGGATCCAACGCAGTGACCACCGGCAAGCTGACCCTGTCCATGCTGCGCCCCATCAAGACCTACAAGTAAAGGTCGCCACGCCCGCTTTGAATCCTCAAGGCGGGTTTTTTACGCCCGTCAGGTAGCTCCTGCACGGGCCTTTTTGTTTCAGAAGAAGGAAATCCATCATGGCGAAGTCTCTCGCATCGTTTGCTCCCGCTCCCATTTTCAAGGCAACTGCCGATGTGCCGGTCGCAGGCAAGGGCCCTGTGCCTTTGACCTTGTCCTACCGCTTCCACGACACCGAGGCGATGAAGGCCCTGTCGGCTGAGTTCACCGATCTGCAGGAAAAGTACAAAGCCTCTGCTGAATCGCCACTGAGCGACGAGCAGGAAAAGGATATGCGCACCGACCAGGCCAAACTGGTCACCAAGATCGCTGCCGGCTGGGAATTCACCGACGAATTCAATGTCGAGAACCTGTCGCAATTCTTTGTGACCCATGCGTTCGCCTTCGGCGCCATCGTGACTGGCTTCTTCCAGTCTCACTCGGGCGCCAAGGTAAAAAACTGATGGAACTGGGCCGGGCGTTATTTGGCGACCGGTCCAGCCCTCAGCAGCTGGTGGCAATGGGGTTCCCTGGCGAGATGTTCCAGGAGAAAGAGCCCCTTGTCTGCTACCCAGACCACGAGCTGGCCTATCAGTGCTTCATTGACAACTCCAGCCAGTGGCGCTCCGGCATGGGCGGCATCTACGCCCTTGACTACAACGTGATCTACACCTGGCTGGATGCCGAGGGCATCAAAAAGCGCAAGCAAAACCAGGTGATGCGCGAGATAGGCCTGTTGGAGCGCGGGGCGCTGGAAGCGTTGCAGGCGCGCAGGGAGCAGCAAGAGCGATCCCACAAGAAATAGCCCTGGCGCTGCTGGGACGGGGTCTATTCTTTGCGTTTCCTGCCCTCGGGCGCCTTGGTTATCTTGGTGATGGAGTCGGCCAGCTCAACATGATTGATGCCGTCAGTGGCAAGTACAAGCTTGTCATTGAGCCTGTCGGCCGCTTGTTTTGCGAGAGTCGCGATTTCATCCTTGGTCTTCCCGTCTAGTTTGTCGTTAACGATCATGGACAGGAAGAAGGACATCCGGGCGAGTTGGTCAAGAGGGTCACCCTTGAAACCAATTTCGGAGCCAGCAAAGCTGCGCTCTAAGCGGGCAACGATCTCTGCGTTCATGCTTCGGCCGCTGTCACGGGCTGCCGACTCAATTTTTTCCCTTAGCTCGGGAAGCATGCGGAGCCCAAAAGGAGCGATTTGCCCGGTCGGAGCGGTGGTGGTTTTCAATGCTTTTGCCATAGCTACGCAGTGTAGTTAAAAAAACACTTGCGCACTATGACTACGCCGCGTTACTATAGCTACATCGCGTAGTCATTAACGAAGCAGAAAGGCATATTCATGGCAGCAAATCACAACCAAAAGGACTGGGCTCGCAGTGGAATTCGGATCCCCAAAGACCTGCACCAACAAGTGCATGAGGCCGCAAAAAACGAGGGGCGAACCTTTAACTCTCAGCTTCTAACATTCATCCGAGAAGGTGTTCAATCCCGTGCCAAGCCTGCCACCCTAGGAGTCATTCAACACAACGAAGGAGTAGCAGCATGAGCAATCTCGTCAATGCATCCAGCAATGGACCAGCCATCACCATGAGCAGCTTGGAGTTGGTGGACTTCATCAATGATCAGCGCGGGGAGGGCGAAGCAGTCTTGCGGCACGACAGTTTCATGGACAAGGTGCCAAAAGTGCTTGGCGACAGCGCTCCAAAATTTCTTGGAACGCAAATTTACGGCAACAACAACACCCGCTCGATCTACATCTTCCCAAAGCGAGAAGCTTGCCTGATGGCAATGAGCTACAGCTATGAACTGCAAGCCAAAGTCTTTGACCGAATGACCGAGCTTGAGCGTGTTGTGGATCAGCCTCGCGTCCCTCAGTCGATGCCGGAAGCCTTGCGCTTGGCAGCCGAAGCCATTGAGCAGCGTGATCATTTGGCTCTGGAAAACAAGGTGCAGGCTGAGGCTCTGGCTGTTGCGCAGCCCAAAGTAGACGGCTTTGACCGAATTGCGAAGTCGGATGGCTCACTTTGCCTGACCGACGCAGCCAAGACATTGCAAATTCAACCGCGCAAGCTTACTCAGCTACTGCAAGAGAAGGGATGGGTATATCGCCGACCGATGGGGACAGGATGGTTGGCGTACCAGGGGCGCATCCAGTCAGGGCACTTGGAGCACAAGATAACGACTGGCGAGAAGAGTGATGGCAGTGAGTGGTCAAGCACCCAAGTCCGCGTAACAGCCCGGGGGCTCACCAAACTGGCGGATGTTGTTCGTCAAGCGGGGATGCATTGAACCCCGGAAAGGCGAAGCGCCCAGCAAATTGGACCTTGCTGAGCGCTTCATTTGGAAACCGAACTAGCTGAACGGAATCGAGATGAATACTACTGCAAACAATCAATCATTGCAACTCCCCACTTTCCAACAACTCGCCGTGATGTTCTTGGAGCGTGCGGCCTGTGAGTTGAGCCACTTGCAGGACATCCGCAAGCGGGATGATGAATGGATTGATAAGGATAGCGACATTGATCAAATGTTGGATTTGACATTCGAGAGGGTCTTGGCTATGCGCGCAGTAGAGCTGGGGCCGCAGGAGGAATTCGCACATGCGTGGTTCAAGCTTTCGGCAGTAGTGAATTCAAGCAGCAAACTATTCAGCCGGCCAGGGAGTTGGTATGGTCGCACTCTCAACGGGATTGCTGAGTTCTTCCGGCAAGCACCAGAAATGTTGGAGTATTCGGCGCAAAGGTCTTGATGTTGACGCTTAGCTGACATTTGGTAGCATGCCCCTTTCATCATGGAGGGGGTATGCGACCACTTATTGCTGCATTTATTGTTGGCGCAGCTAGCGTCAATGCTGGAGCCTTTGAACTCAAAGGGTTAGTGCTTGGTTCGCCCACAACGCCAGATGCTGTACATCAAGCCATGGGAGTGAAGTGCGGGGAGGGGGCGAATGGCATGCAGGTTTGCAATGGACCGTCGAGCATTGGTGGCGTTAGCGGTTACGCGAACATCGTCATTAACGCTAAAGGGACATTGCAGCGCATTAGTTTCTCATTCGATTCTGGGTCATTCTTTCCGCTGGCTGAGGCATTTGAGGAGAAATATGGCAAGCACGCAACCCGTCGCTTGGCTATGCAAAATGGATTCGGAGCAAAGATCGACAGTGTCGAGAAAATTTGGTCCAAGAAGGATGGTCGTAGGATTGAGTTGGAAGAGAACAGCGGGCGAATCGGGAAAGCTTTGGCACTTTTTACCACTCAAGAAGATCGCGGTTTGATCGACAAAGTGAACAAGGCTGATCGCAGCGATATGTAGTTCTAACTTCAATTATTTTTGATGCCGCCTCCGGGCGGTTTTCTCTTTTTCAAGGCTCGCTTCGGCGGGCCTTTTCTATTGGTGCTGCTATGACCGATCTAACCAAGAATATCAATGTCGGCGTAGACGCCTCTGGTGTAAAAACCGGCCTGCAAGAGGCAACCAAGAGCCTCAAGGATTTTGGGAAGACCGTCCAGGACGAGTCGAACAAGGGCAAAGGCGGTGTCGATGGCCTGACCAAATCAGTGTCTGAGTTGGGGCCTGCTGCGGAAAAAAGCAGCAAATCCTCTGAGCGCGCGTTCAACGCATGGAGAACAGGCGTATCGCGCTTCTCCGCTGAGGTGCAAGCGGCAGGCGACAAGGTCAAAGAGTTTGAGTTGAAAGCCCAGCTCAAAGGCTTCACGCCAGATATGTACAAGCCGCACATTGATGCTTTGCGCGGCGTTATCACTGAGCAGGACCGCCTGCGCGCCTCGAACACGAGCGTGGGGATGTCTGCCGCGCAAATGGCCAATAACTTGCGCATGGTCCCAGCCCAGTTCACCGACATCGTGGTGAGCTTGCAGGCTGGCCAAGCCCCTATGACTGTGTTGTTGCAGCAGGGCGGCCAGTTGAGGGACATATTCGGCGGCGTAGGAAATGCTGCCAAGGCGCTCGGCGGTTACGTCCTCTCACTGGTCAGCCCGTTCACTTTGTTGGCTGCTGGTGCGGCTGCGGTGGCCGCCGCTTATGCGATCGGTGCAAAAGAGAATGACGCATTTGTGCGTGCAATGGTGCTGTCGGGCAATGCTACCGGAACAACGCGCACCCAATTGAGGGAGTACGCCCGAGAAATTGACGGCGTGGTAGGTACGCAAGCCCAAGCCGCAGAAGGGTTGGCTGCGTTCGTGGCAGCCGGAGTGCAGGGTAGTAATAACCTGCGGCAGTTCACTCAAACCGCCATTGAATGGGAGAAGGCCACCGGTCAAGCTGTTGAAGACACGGCCAAGCAGTTTGCCGACCTCCAGAAGGACCCGCTAGCTGCCGTCGTCAAACTCAACGAGGGCATGAACTTCTTGACCTCGTCTGTCTATGACCAGATCAAAGCGCTTTCGGACCAAGGCAAGAGTGCGGACGCTGCTGAGGTAGCTATGAATGCGCTGGATTCTGCCATGCGTGAGCGGGGCAAGAACATTAAGGACAACCTGGGCTACATCGAGCGCGGCTGGAATGGTATCAAGAACGCGGCTAAAGAAGCCTGGGATGCAATGCTGAACGTGGGTCGCGCTGCGACCCTGAATGACCGCTTGGGTGATGTTCGCAAGGAACTGAACTCTCTGATGAATCAGCAAAGCTGGGGCGAGACGGGAGGCGGAGCAGCAACGGGCCGAGTGACTGCTGAAACCAAGAAGCGTATCCAAGAGCGCATCGAAGCGCTGCGCGCGGAAGAGTGGCAGTTGGAAGCCACCTCGGCAGCCGAACAAATGAATGCTGTCGCCAAGGAAGCATCCGCCAAGGCAACTCAGAACGCAGTTGGTTGGTCGCAGCTCTACGACAAGCACAAGGCAAAAGAGGTCCAGCGGTCCGAAGAGTTGGCCCAAGCCAGCGAGAGATACAAAGAGCGCCTCAAAGACGCAAATCTCACGGAGAAAGAGCGTAATCGCATCAGCGAAGAATACGTCCAGATTCAGAGGGACATCGAAGATAAATATGCAGATAAGAAGGGCGCAGGGCGCAGCAAGCAGCTTGACGCCGAAAACCGCGAGATGGAGCGCCAGAAGAAGCTCATCGGCGAGTTGGCTGGCCTTTCGTCAACGTTCTATCGTGACTGGGACGATCTTAGTGCCGCTTACGAAAAGGGCCGGCTAACGCTGCAAGGGCTGACAGATCAGCAGGCCAAACTCCTGGCAAAGCAGCCATTCATGGTCGCCCAAGCCAAGGAAGAAGCTGAGGCTCTGCGGGAGAAGCAAAAGGCTCTTGATGCTGAAAAGAGGGCGCAGGAAGCTATTACGAATGCGCGCCTGAGCGCCGCCAACGCAGTATCTGGGAATGTTCAGAAACTGAAGGATGACATTGCGGCCGCTCGGATGTCCTATAGCCAGAATATCTCTTTGGCCCGGGCGCTTGAGATGGTCACATTGGCGCGGGCTGAGGAGAACTTGGCACTTGAAAAGCAAAAGGAAAACAATGAAGCAAATGTCTTCATCCTGGAAGCAGAGATCGAGAAGCGCAAGGAGTTGATTGGCCTTTTTGGCGAAAAGGAGACTTTCGACAACTTCAGGCAGTCAACTGCTGATGCCACCAACGAAGCCAAGCAGATGATGGACAGCGTTGGCGATGCGCTCGCCAATTCTTTGATGGATGGGGGCAAGAGTGCCTCTGAGTACATCAAGGGGTTGCTGCGGACCCTCTTTGTCAAGCCATTTGTGATGAATATCGTTACCAATCTCTTTGGTAGTGGTGGTCTTTTGGGCGGTATCGGCTCCTTACTGGGCATGAACAGTGGCTCAGGTTCAAGTGGCGGTGGCGGTGGCGTCATGGGGCTGGTCAGCAATGGGTCGAGCGCGTACAGCCTCTACTCTGGCGAAGGGTTGCTGGGTCAAGGATCGCGCTATGTGGCGGGGATGTTCGGCTATGGAGCGGCACCATGGACAGCAGCCGGGGTTCAGGCCTCGGGGGCTGTGACTATGCCTGTAGGTGGCAGCTTGGGTGCTGCCGCGCCTGGATCTGGCGGAATGGGCGCCTACGCCGGCGTGGGCTACGCTGCGGCGATTGTCATGGCAGCGGCCTACCTGGGCGGCATGTTCAAGGAGGAAAAGCAAGTCGGCAGCGGCCTTACCGGTGAGCTGGGCGGCGACCTCTACGGCTACCAGCTGATGCGCGAGAGCGGTGGCTTGTTCGATGGACCCGACTACCGCTATGTGGTGGCCGAGAAGGAAATCGAGAAGTCCAAGGCCGAGATTGAGCGCCTCAAAAAGGAGATTGCCGACAACCCCAATGACGCCCGCAACGGCTACCGAGAAAGGCAGCTCCAGCAGCAGTACAGCCGCCTGGAGATGCTCTCGCAGTACGACGGCGCCAT